TTACACGTAACCTTTTTCTGTGTCTGCTGTTCCATCTTGTCTTTCATGATTCCTTTTCATTTTCTTTTTGTATGCGTCAATGAGTTGGTCGATAGAATAGTAAGTATTGGCGTACAAAAACGGCATTATTAAAACTTGTACAATGCTATTATCAATACCTTTTACAAATTGTTCTGTTAGTGTATGCATTACATGAACAAAATAAACTGAATGTAGTTTAGGTAAAGTAACTTCATTTTCAATCAAATCAACCATAACCTCAGTAGTTTCTTCCAAATCTTCTTCATCAACAATAGTCAAAGTTAATTGCAAACTGAAAGCTAAGTAATCAGCAATCTCATCTAATTGTGTATCTAGTGGCTTACCTGGTTGTTTCTTCCAATTTTTAAAAAACTCAAGTGTGTTAATCCACTCTACAAATTCAATAATCATACTAGCTACTGTGTCATTTAAATTTCTAGTTGGTATTCTATCGTCGAACTCCTTTTGTATTTGTAATAACTCTTGTAACTGATCAATTGTTAATGTGTTAGTCATTTTCCTGCTCCTCCTCATATTTATAGACAACTTGACTCGTCATAATCCCTACTGCTTCATCAAGATAAATATCTTCTTTGAGTGCATCTTGCATAGCATTAGGTAAACCCTCAAGTATTTCATCAAACGCTTGTGCTTTCTTATACACGTCTTCAATCTCTTTTAGTAATCCCTCTGTGTCATTGCCGTTATACGCACTAGCACTTATAACGGACTGTTCGATTTGTTCGCGGTTATTCATTTGTGTCATCCTCCATAAAAATTTTATTGTTTAATTCCATTCCGAATTTAACTCTTTCATCATCGTTACCGAATTCGTTTATTAAATCTTTTTCAACGCTCTTGCAATACCTATCCCATGCGCTTGCTTTCTTCTCCAGTTCTTTGTTACAATCTCGTAACTTCGCTATATCCCCAATAAGCTCATCTCGTTGCTTCTTGTACTCTTCACGATCTTTTAATGCTTTGTGAAGTTTATCTAATAACTTGTTAGAGTTAGTACAAAGATTTTTATATTGTTCATCTGATAAGGTGAACGTCATCTCATAACCTCCAATAGCATCTCATTTTCAAAAATATTTCCAACAATTTCAATAATATCGTCATTTTCACTTAGTAATTCAGTTACATTGCTAAAAGTTATATAAAAGGCTCCTTCTTTAAACTCGATAAAACTTACTTCTCTCGAATAACAATCTTGAACAATATCCCCTTCATAAATCTCCACACCGTGCACATCTTTAAATCCTGTGTATTGTAATAGTTTTACTTCATTGAAACTTTTATAACCTGTTGAAATCAAAATGTACCCACTATTAAAATCGATTTCGTCAATAATACTCATAACTTTTTTATCTTTATCCCAAGCTTTAAATTTCAACATCATACTAGCAACTCCCCATCTTTCCAGATTAACGTCATAGTTAGGTCATCGTTTAAGATGTAGAATGCTTTGGTAGGAAAAATATTGTCGTCTTCAAAACGTTCGTTCAAACTGATACCTTTGTGTAATGCGGATTTATAGACTCCTTCTTGAATCTCATATACCTCTAACAACCTATCAAACTTAGTCTCTTCCGTTACTTCTTTTTCAATATCAACTATGAAGGAGATATCAATTGGAATAAAACTTGACGTCGAACACTTATTTGTATTTGGATGAAAACGAACGAATCCATCACTAAATCCTGTTGAAAAAAATATTTTTCCTTGTGATAGATCCGGATTTTCTCGCGCCCATTTAATTAATTCATCTAATCTCATTTCTTTTTTAACTTTGATTTTCATTGTTATATCTCCTCTTGAACAGTAAATTTATCGTTAATTGATACATATCCAGTCACATTACATAAGATGCTATCAACATGAAAAGTCACAAAACAGTTGCGCTCAACATCATTTGAATAGAATCTTTTATTACCTGATAACTTGGGGTTATCCCAAGCCCATTGGATAAGTTCAGGTAAATTCATTTCTTTTTCAATTTTGATTTTCATTGTTTCCGCCCTTTTAAAATAAAGTTAGTTGCTTCTGTTCTTCGTATTCCAAACCATGTTGCTTTATATATGTTTCAAGCTCTTCGGCTGTATCAAACATCTTTTTCACACCTTGCCAACCTGGTACGATATGCCCATGAAAGTAATAAGTGTCATTTACCACATGGATATGTGCCACTCGTTCGTTATCCTGATACAGATATCTCTTAGAGCCGAAAAATTGGTTTAAGTATTCTTTGTGTGCGCTACCTGTCATGATCTACTTCTTAACTTTCACGAATATGTCGTTTTCCATCAGGTAGCACGCATAACGTCCTCTTGGATGTTTCTGAGGCACATTAAACAAATGTGGCTTCTTTCTTCTTAGCTCAGCCTCTTTCTTTCGCTTTCTTTCCAATTTGCGTTCGAGTCTAGCTTGTTCCAGTCTTTCTATTGTTTTCTTTTCTCTGTACTCGCTTAAACGCGTACCTTCTGGTGCGTCCATTGCTTCATGTAGTTCCCAACCGTCTTTTACTCTCTTAGAAACCATTCCAGCGGTTATACCGTGACTTTCTATTAATTCCATTTCAGATTTGGTAAACCTATATGGTTTATCATTTATTGTTACAATCCTTGCTTTTCTCGCCATTTTATCCACCTCTTATATTTCTTCTATTCGTATGATTATTTTGGGCTCAATTCCATAACGCTTTGAGCTAGTTATTTCTGCAATTTGATTGTCATCTTTCCACAAATAATTGTTACAAGCGTCTAGAACTGTCTTCATCAAATTATCGATATCTGGTTTAGTTACTTTTAATTGTCCAATCGCTTGAGTTTTCTTTTTCTTCGACCATGATTTAGGTGGAGTAAAGTAAAACTCTAATTCAATTTTTAATGCATTTTCTAGATTTAGCTTTGGCATTTGATTTTGTAAATATTTTTTATGTTCTGTATATTTTGTAGGCATATATGTGTGTGCATATCTACCTTTTGTGCTAAAACGCGGTCGAGGCGAGCCCATAGGTGCCTCGAAAGTTTCGTTAAATTTAATTTCTATCTCCATGTAATCCCTCATATATATTCAAATAAGCTTGTTTGGTGTCCTAACTCCATTTGTTCATTATCAATAAGTGTTTTTAATTCATAATCATCTAAGTACCAACGTCGACCATTGAATTTTGTATGTTTTAATCCAACAACTAAATGCCGTCCATCTTTAAAATGTGGTGTAACTGAAAACATTTTGTTGCCGTCATGATCAAATAGATAGTATTTATCAAATGCATCCATTTTCAATCACTCCCATTTGCTATTTAGACGCTTAATAAAAGCTTCTCTGTCTTTCTCAAGGTTTTCATCTACTTCCGGCGTTTTCGTTTCTCTCGTGCTGTCTGTGAGCCATTTGGGTGTTTTTTCTTTTGATTGTTTAACGAAAGGTTTATAATTTTGTTTTTTGCTTTCAAGTTGTTGCTTTTCAAATGCACGTACTTGTTCAATAGATTTCAAGTTTGCATTAAGCCAAGTATTCAAAATGCTTTTAGCATATCCCCAAGTAACCTTGTTTCTGTCTTTAGCGATTTTAAGTGATGCGGTAACTATTTCATCTGAATCATTTTCAAATGAATCAAGATAGTAATTTAAATCGTCTAAATTGTAAGGAGTTATGAAACCGAATCCGTTATCTTGGAAGAAGTCGAAGGCAGTCGCCTTCTTCTTCTCATTCTCACCATTCTTTACATTATCCCCATTCTTTACATTCTTGTTTGTGTTGATTTGTTGTTGATTTGTTGTTGATTTGTTGTCCATTTGTTGTTGATTTGTTGTTGATTTGTTGTCGTTTTTGCTGTCGGAATTTTCTTCCATACTTTGATAAATCGCCCAATTGACAACGGTTATAACAGAAAATTTGTTGTCGGACTTTACGACGATAGTTCCAAGGTTTTCTAAAAGCTTTATGTAGTCTCTTACTGTGGATTCTTTGAGACGCAACTCTTCGCTTGCTCGCTTTCTCCCGAACACAAATTGACCTTTTTCTAATTCAACAACTCGTCTGCCAACAAGCTGTGTATGATCCTTATGACTAGCCTTCATAAGACAATATGCAAATACTTTGAATAACTTTTCGTTCTGAAAAATAGGCGAATCTAATAGTTTTCTATGAAGTTTTATCCAACCAGTCATATACACACCTCACTTTCAAACTGGTTAAATTAGAATGGTAAATCATCGTCATCTATTTCAATCGGACCATTAGCATTTGCAAACGGATTATCTTTTACTGGTTTGTTATTTGAATATTGCGATTGTCCACGTGTTTGTTGTACTTGTTGTTGATATAAATCTTGTTGAGTGTCATTTGAGTTTTTCGGTTCTAAAAATTGAATACTATCAGCAATAACTTCCGTAACGTATACACGTTGACCTTCCTTATTTTCATAGTTCCGCGTTTGTAACCTACCATCTACGCCCGCCAACGATCCTTTAGATAGGTATTTATTAACGTTCTCTGCTTGTTTTTTAAATACGATGATATTAATAAAGTCTGCCTCGCGCTCGCCTTGTGCATTTGTAAATGTACGGTTAACTGCTAATGTGAATGATGCTACATTTACACCACTTTGAGTGGTCCTTAATTCTGGGTCTCTAGTTAAACGACCAACTAATATTGTTCTGTTTATCATTTATAAACCTCCAACATAAACGGGCACGCCCGTCACTTTTTGTATTTCACTTTTAATGTATTTTGCATTTGAATTTTGGCTACTTAAATGAATTAAATGTATTTCTTCGAGTCTAGTTAAATCATTTGCTTTTAACATTCCGATAGCATGTTCTAAGCTAAAATGAGACTCCATAATTCTATTTGCTAATGTGCTGTGCACACTGCCGTTTTTTATGTTTTCCTGTATTTGTTCATAGATATAATTAACTTCTAACATCATGTGCGTAATGCCGTTAAATTTGTATTTCAAATACTTTGTATCAGTAACATACAGAACCTTATAACCTAATGTACTTTGTAATAAGAAAGCCACAGGCTCGTTAGCATCATGTTCGATGTCAAACGGTAGAATTGACCATGTGCCTATTCGCAGCTCTTGCTTTGCCTTAATCGTGCATAAGCGATGACTTTCAAAATTCATAGCTTGTTGTGTTCCAGCAGTCATATAGCTGATTACACCATTGTCGACAAACTGCTTTGTATACTTTGCATGATCACCATGTTCGTGTGTGATAAGACACCCTGCTATATGTCTTGTTTTATATTTGAAATGCTTTTGAACACGTTCAAATTTTATACCTGCCTCAAATAGTAACGTAGTACGTCCATCATTTAAGACGTAGCAGTTACCACTTGAACCAGTTGCTATTGTTTCAATTAAAATGGCTCTTCTTCGCTTTCTTTTTCTGTTGCAGGTTCTTTTATTTCTTCAAAGTCAGATACATCAATAGGCTTATCATTTTCTAATTCTGTGTATTGTGCTTCTTCAAGAACTGGTTGTTCAAAGTCCAATTGTTCTTGATTTGCATTTTCTTCAACTTCTGCGTCCAACACTTCTTTGCGTTGACGTTGTTCGGATTCTTGTGCGTATTTGAAAAGATTGCTATCTGTTGATGTGTTGATATAACGTTTAGCAGCTCTATTGATAACTGTTTTTTTAGCCATTTCTTCTTTGAAATTATTATGTGTTTTAGAATTTTGTAATGCTTTTTCATCTTTAATCATTGATGACTGCATCCATGCTTGTTTAATTTGTTCAATAGTCATGACTTCAATATAGTTATCTCGTCCATCATTAAATACGATTGTGCAGTACGCACCGATAATGTTTTCTTTGTCGATGTTAAAGAAGTCTTGTTCGTGTTTAATCGCTTTGATACGTCCTGTTTCTCCCATTTCTTGCTTGAATGTATCGCCTTTATAAATCACTTGAGCAACAACATCTTGAGCACCTGCATCACGTTTTAACATCATTACATTACCGTGATAGCTACGTTGTAACTGCATTTTGTTGCCGTAAGGAATAAAGTAGCATTGATTTTTAGCTGGATTTAAACCTTGCGTTACCATGTCTAATAAGGCATTTGCTTTGCTTGTATCGTTACAACTCATTAATTTGTTATCTTGGCTGATTTGTAACCATGCTTGTTTCATGGCATTACTTGGTGAATAATCATTTGGCAATTCCAAATTGCCTTGTGACTCTAAAACTCTCACTTTGTTTAATACGTTGTCAGATACGTTCTTTTCTTGTACTAATTGTTGTTCAATAGTTTGTAATTTATTATTTTCAGTCATTTTATATAGTCTCCATTCTTAATTTTTTATCTTGTTCATTTACTATCAATTGAATTTGTTGTGATTCTGTTTTGATAAGCTCTGTTACTGATTCAGCATTATCAATAAATATTGGCGCTGTAACTTTAAAATGTTTTGACAGTGTATTGATGATATCTAAGCCAACATTAATTCTTGAGGCGTTATTTAAACCGCTGTCGTATTCGACGCCGTTAACCGTTGTGGAACATGTTTCTTCTAATTCGCCGTTAACTAAGGTATTGAATAGCTTAAATTCAGCAATTTCAAATTCATTATTGATGTTTTCAGTAAGCATTTTGACTTTTGTTGTTGTAAATTCTTTTAAGATATAAAGGTCATGTGAATACTTTTCTTTTTCATCCAATAATCTGTCTTCTTCATTTCTTAATTCAGAAATAACATCATCTAGATGTTTATTTGATTTTTCGATTGATCTTGACACTTCAATTTCTGATTTTTCTTGAGTAAGTTCGCTTATTTTGTCATCTATTCCTGAAACTTTATCTTGAATAGTTTTCCTGATGTTAGAGCGTTTTTGATTAATCTCATTTATCTCTAACATTATTGCTTTGTATTCGTCAGTTTGCGTAACGTCAACGTGAGTTGTTTTCAACTTATTAATTTTGTTTTGTATTCTCTCTGAACGCTCTTCTGCTTCGTTGATTTTAATTTGAAGATTATTATTGTCATCCTCTAACTTCTCGATGATTGGCTTTATTTTCTTGCCTTCTGAAATAATGTGATTGATAGATACTTGTATTGTTTCTAATTCTTTCGATTTGCTAGCATTGAATTTCTGCAATGCTTTTTCTCTTGCCTCATTCACTTGTTCAGCTGGTAACTGTTGACCACAACAACTACATACATTGTCATCAAGATATTCAAATTTTTGATTTTTAGCTTTTTCTAAATCACTTTTTAATCCTTTATGATTTTCTAATAATTGATTACGTCGATTTTCTTCATGTGTAATTTGTTGTTTGTTTTGATTTAATCTTGTTTTAAGGTTCGCAACCGTTCCATTTTCAACGTGTAACTCATTTGTTAAAGTATGGATTTTGTTCTCATTACTTGCGCTGTTATTGTCTTCTATGCGCTTCAATTCTGATTGTTTATCAGCTAATTGATTACGCAAATTAATTTCTTCTGCACCGTTTTGAATATCTATACGCTCATTTTCAAGTTGCTCAATTTCTTGTTTGATAATTGCGTATCTATCATTATCGAATTCTGGTACATCCTGCTTATTTTGTTGTGTTTGATTAATACGTATCGGAATATCTTTGATGTATTTGTTAATCTGTTTTATCTTGTCAGTAAGAATTTTTTTCTTTGTTTCAATTTCATGATCACCAAGAATATTATTTAATTCTTTAAAATCATCATTTGTTTTAATGACATCCTCATCATTGATTGGTTTAGCAATTTCAAACAACAAACTTCTTCGCTTCTTCCAATCTAGTAAGTTAAATGCTTGAGGGTTCGTAATTAACTTGAATACATCTTCATCAATCAGTTCATCAATACGAGCTTTATAATCCTTTACTTTTATTGATTCATCATTGATATATTGTTTCTTCGTTCGACTTCGTGAGTATTCCTTGCGATTCGTTTTTTGATTTATTGTGTATTTAGGATGTGACTCTTTTTTAAAAGTCGTAATTTTTCCGTCGATTTCAAATTCTGCGAAAACAGTCGGAATTAACTCATAATTTTCTTCGTTTTTTTCGTTTAAAGGTACAGGGTTAAATGATTTGGTTGATCCGTCCAAACCTTTATCGAAAAGCAGCCATTGTAATGCGGTTGCTGTTGTAGTCTTGCCAGTCGCATTATTGCCGTATATTTTTGCATCTTTACCGTCAAAGTTAAATTTTTCTTCTTTGATTCCAGCAAAGTTCGATATAGTTAACTTATTTATTTTCATATCTTTCCTCATGCTCCTTTTTTAATCTTCCGATGACCTCTTAGCACCTCGATAATTAAATTTTTTATTCGTTCATGGCTGTCTGGATTGATTTCATGTATCTGCACAAGCTTATTGTTTGTTTTGTAACTGTCGTGATAGTGCAAGAAATTAATCGATAAGTATCCGTGATGATTACGTTCAATTTCCAATAATGCTCGTTGGTTTGACAAAGTATATTCGTCGAATAATGTCTTAAAGATATTCAATATATTTCTTTCTGTATCTCTCATGCTTATACCTACCATTTCATGACTAAGTTAATTAGTTTGTCCTGTTCATCTGTGTTATTTTCAATCCATTCGTAAATAGATTGATTTAATATGTCTAATGCTGTGTATAGATCGTTCTCATTAGTTATGTTTATGCCGTCGATAAACTTATCTTCTAAATCTAAGATATTCACCAGAATGCTGTGGTCCTTCTTCTTAACTGCTAATTTAAAATCAAATCCGTCTACATTAATTACCTTCTGACATACATCGCCTATTTCGTAATACATCTTGACTTCCTCCGTTTTTCGTTTTATATTTAACTTGAATTTTATTTCTTAAATACTTTTCTGTTACTTGTTGGCGCAAGTAGCAGTTTTTTTATTCTTCATAAAAGTATTCTTTATAGAATATGAATGTTGCGATACTTGCGAATCCTGCAATTGACCACGCTGTAGTGAAGTATAGAAACGGCATGAGTACAATCGCTAAGACTGTAAAGCACAGTACTGCTATTAAGTAGCTTTTATAAATGTTACTCATTTTCTTTTTTCAACGCCTCCATTATTCTCTCGTCTGACAAGCCGTGATAAGGGAATTTTTCTCTAGCTAATTGGACTGGTATTCTGCCTCGAATCGCAATGTAACCTTCGTCTTCAAGCTCTTTATTCAGTTCTCTTATTATTTGTCCTGCTTTGGATTTAGAAACAGATAAAATTACTGCAAGTTCTTTAGCTTGCAAACTATTTTTTATCATATCTATTCCTCCTTTTTATTTTTGTGTTGTGTATAATTTAGTTATCTCCTAGTGAAAGGAGGTGATAAGTATGGAATTTAATGATTTTCAAAATTTCTTTGGTGAACTTAGTAATCAAGCCGAAAAAGAATTCGGTGGTGACAGTGACTTTTTTAGAGATAGAATAAATAAGTTGAAAGAAGATGCTCCTGAAAACGTATCTTACGAAATTATTTATTCAATAGCTTTATACGAAAGCTTAAAAGCTCAACAAGATATGAAAATTTTGAATACAGTTAAATATCTTTTAGATCGTGACTAGCAATATCCAACAATGATTTGCTCTGAGCATTATTAATTTTTGGATAATCAAAATTTCTAAGTTTAAATCTTGTGTTTTTCTCAATCTTTACAACCTTCCACGTCACAACTGCCATTGTGATGAGGAGGGTTGTTTTGTATAGTGTGTTCATTGATAATTCCTCCTATTAAGATTTTTATTTTTCTCCTAAAAACTTATTAACAAAGTATTGTTGTCCTTTGCCTGTTACTTTTGGCGTCTTACTAATTGATGTGTGACCGTCCGAATGTGTGATTGATGTTTCTTTAATTTCGAATAACTCACGTTCCATTGAATACTGTGTAGGCATGTTATAATCCACACCCTTGCGTTTAATAAGGAATCCGTTTTGACGTAACCACTCAAACAATCTGCGTTGCCCGATGTTTATACCGTTTTGTTTAATGATCTTTGCTAACTCTCCAACTAAAATTGATGTCTTAGTAGTAGCTACTGCATCTGCAAATACAATTTTTGGTTTATCACGTTCAATCTTTGTTTCTAATTGATTGATTGTGTTGTTAGCAATTTTTAAAGCACGTTGCATAATCATTTCTGGACTATTCCATGCTTTTTCCACTTGGATGAAATATTGTCTTGCACGTTTACCGGGTTCACTGCGTTGAATCATTGCAATCTCTTTTGCAGTGTCTAGTGTGAGTGCGTGGTCTAAATAATTAATAGCGTTACCTTGAGCTGTTACTCTTTTTTGAGTAAGAGCTGTATAATCAATATTTTCTTCAAAGCCATAATTAATCATTCTTTCAAACCAATCGTTATATCTTGTCTTAACTTCTAATGCTTGATGAAGTTCTCGACCACTGATTGCGATTTCTCCATTTTCTTTTTCTTGTATGTTGAACATTTCTCCGATGTTCGATTTTGTTTGTAATGCTTGCATAATGTTTATGCTCCTTTCGTGTATAATGTTGTTATCAACCTAAGGAGGTGATAAGTATGGAACAAGTCCACGCTTGTCTTTTAGGTGAATGGGTTAATCTTCATGATGATGAAAATTGCAAAATGGGACCTCGTATGACTTCTCCATCAATATGGTGGGAAGAAAACGCTGAATTATGGTCTCCAATTCAAAAATTAGAAGCTGATACAATGTATCAACAGGACTACATCATGATTAATTACAAGGGTAAAGATTACCGAATTCATCCTATCTTTATTCAAATTGTTACTTCATAATCTTTTGTTGAGTAATAATATTTTTAATAACCTCAACATCTTGGTCGTCGAGTCGTAGCTCGGCGGCTTTTTTACTAAATTGTCCGTCAATAATTCTGTTGATTTCGTGCCACTGTGCAGGTGTGAATTGCTTTCTAAATTCTAAAAAATGTTTGATTGTTTCTTCCATTTGTAGTTCCTCCTTTATTCGAAATCATCGATGGTTAATTCTGAAACTCTCTTTTCATAGATATATAAATAATAATTTTTGATATCTCTGTAAAATTTTGCTGCTAGGTTATATTCACTTTCACTCAAATCTGAATTAAGCGTCACTCCAAAAATCGATAATGTTAATTTTCTAATATGATCATGAACATCTTGTACATAAGCTTTTTGATGAATTGATTCGAAGCCATGCTGATACTTTTTTAGTGGAATCGGATGATTAAGCTTCCTCAATCTTCCTAGTGACAAATCTTTTGCGAAATTGAGTTTTTTATTGATTTCTTCTAAATCGTCATTATTGATTCTTACTTTACTGAAAATTGCACCTGAGCTAATTGGTTTCTCGCCTTTTATAGCATTTCTAACTTCTTTCGCTATAATTTCTTTCAACTCTTCTTTGGTTAACGTGATTTGTTCCATAGTGTCCTCCTTTTAAGATGTTTGTTTTTGTTCTGTTGACATTTTGGAAACTCTATAAGTAAAAAAAATACCGCACTTATCTTGTGGCAATTCTAAAACTTCAATTACTTTTGCTAAATCGTCAACATTAATTCTAATGTGTCCGTTTTCTTTTTTTGAATAAGTTCCTGGTGTCATTCCTAATTTTTTTGCCATATCAGAAATCGAAATGCCTTTAGCAATGCGTTCAGCTTTCATTCTTTTGACGTTGAACTCATACATTTGCTCACCTCCGTTTTTTGAAGTTAACTCAATATTAAACTCAAGTTTCCTAATTGTCAACAAAAATCTCGAAAAATATTTTTTACTCTTTTAAAATGCTAGTTGTTTCCTATATGGAAAAGTGTTATTATACTATTATAAATAAAACGGAGGTAAATTTGAAATGAGAACTTCAGCAGAAATAGGTAAATTAATCAAACAACTACGAAAAGAGAATAATGTGAATTTAACTGATTTTGCAACTAAGATAGGTGTCAATAAATCTACCTTATCCCGATATGAAAACGGTAGCAGAAAAATACCTATGGAGGATATAGCTGAAATTGCCAATGCATTGAAAGTTACCCCAGAATATTTACTATTAAAAAATAGACAAACAGAAAACGAAGTACAACATCGAGCAGCTCACCTTGAAGGAGAATTGACAGATGATGAATGGCAAAGAGTTTTAGATTATGCAGATTATATAAGAAGTAAACGTAAGTAAAGGATGTATCAGATGGGATTATATGAAGAAACTTTAATACAACATGATTATATTGAAGTAAGAGAGGCTGATGTACTTCCAGATAATTTAGACGGGGTATGGTTAGGAGATCTAATTTTAATAAAGCGTGGTTTATCAGATGCAGAAAAGGCAGGAATTCTCTTCGAAGAATTAGCACATAATAAACTTACATACGGTGATATAGCTGATTACTCGAAATTCAACAATCGCAAGTTCGAAAATTATGCACGTAGACATGGTTTTACTTCAGCTGTACCGATACGTGAAATTGTAGAAGCTTACAATTATGGCGTACGTAACTTGTATGAGTTGTCTGAGTATCTACAATTAAGCGAAGAATACATATTGGAGGCAATAGAACAATATAAGAAGATATACGGTATTGGAACTCACTATGGCGAGTATTCGATTACATTTGAGCCGTTGAGAGTTTTTAAATATAAAGAAATATGAGAAAAGGAGTCGTATAAAAGATGAATCAAGTTCCTAATGATAAGTTAACAGTTAAAGAGTCTTGGACTGCCGGAAAAATTCGAGGGAAGTTAAATAAAGGTCAAAAACAAGTATTTGATCGTATGTCAATTTCTGAAAAACGTGATATTATCGAAAAATTTAATAACAATATTCCTTTTGAAGTAGAAGAAATCGAAAGAAATCAGGAAACAAAATACAAAATCATCGAAAAAACTTTAAATAAACGCGAACTAAATACAATGTCTGAGAGCGGTAAAGATATGTTGTTAAAAAATAAAGTTGGTCAATTTATAGACAGCTTTTCAACACGTTTCAGTAGTTCGTTTTCTAATCCTAACAACGCAGGTCAGATGTTTACTTACGAAATGATAAATCAAAATTTCGTCTTAATAGAGATGTTAGACGAACATCTTAAAAATGAAAACAAAATCATAGAACAAAACAATGAAATCATAAATTTATTAAAACAAATTGCAAATAAAGGGGTATAAAACATGAAAAGATTATTAAGTTTATTATTAGCGAGCGCATTAATATTAAGTGCATGCGGTAGCAACGACGGCGATAAGAAAGGGGAAAGCAAGAAAACGGAAAAATATTAAGAGAATATACCAAATCAATTAATAAGACGGAATAAATAGGTATCCTTGTATTCAGATTTGATTTTTAACATAATTTGTTCATAAATTTTTAATTTAAGTTCTTGTTCATCGTCATAAATATCAAATTCACTACTATAATTTTCAACTGATTCTTTTATATAAGCTATTTCTGCGTCAGTAAATTTTACACACATTTCATCACCTACTTTTTATTTTATTATATCACATTTAGTACCTAGTACTAAAATCACGGGTAGCCCGCCTACCCTTATTATTTTTTGCCAATTTTGAGGAGGGAAAAGCAAAATGCCAGTATATAAGGATGATAATACAGGTAAATGGTATTTTTCCATTAGATATAAAGATGTATACGGTAATAACAAACGAAAAATGAAGCGTGGGTTTGAACGTAAGAAAGATGCCAAACTAGCTGAAAGCGAATTTATACAAAATGTTAAATATGGATACTCGGACAATCAACCCTTTGAATATATATTTTTTAATCGTTTAAAAAATGAAAATCTTTCTGCACGCTCAATAGAAAAGCGAACTACAGAATATAATACTCACATAAAAGAAAGGTTCGGAAATATCCCTATTGGCAAAATCACTACTACGCAATGTACTGCTTTCAGGAATTATTTGTTAAACGATGCAGGTCTTTCTGTTGGCTATGCACGATCTGTGTGGGCAGGTTTTAAAGCAGTTATCAATTACGCCAAAAAGCATTACAAGCTCTTATACGACCCCACATTATCGGTAACTCCTATTCCCAGAACAAAACCACAAGCTAAATTTATCACTCGTGAAGAATTTGATGAAAAAGTAGAACAAATCACAAACGATACTTCTCGTCAGCTAACTAAACTGTTATTTTATTCTGGTCTTAGAATAGGCGAAGCTTTAGCTTTGCAGTGGAAAGATTACGATAAAATAAAAGGCGAAATTGACGTAAATAAGAAAATCAATTTAAGTAATAGAGAAATTGAATATAATCTAAAAAAAGAAAATTCTAAAGGGATAATACCTGTACCAAAATTAATTAGAGAGATGCTTAAAAACATGTATAATGAATCTTCTAAAAGATATAAATATTTTGACGAAAACTATTTTATATTCGGGGGGTTAGAACCTATTAGATACGTTACCTATTCGTATCATTTTAAATCTGTATTCCCGAATCTAAAAATACACCATTTAAGACACTCGTACGCAAGCTATTTAATTAATAATGGTGTAGATATGTATTTATTAATGGAATTAATGAGGCACTCTAACATTACAGAAACAATTCAAACGTACTCTCATTTATATACTGATAAAAAACATCAAGCTATGAACATATTTGATTAA